AGCATTCGGATCTTCTGACCCTTGGGCGATGGTAGGATCTGGGTGCAATAGAGTAGGGGCTAAGAACTTTACCAATGATGGTTCGTTAGGACCCGGATTCTCTTTTCTCAGGATGGGACTGTTCGCAGCAGACCCTGCGAACAATTGTGTGGTTTACATAATGGGCGACGATTTCGTGTATCACGATAGTGTTGGTATCAAGACCTTCAGCCCTCGTTCTGTGTCTGGTGTTTTCGACATATGTTTGCTTTCTCCTTTGTTGAGAGATCTTCTGCGGCACGCTCCTCTTATCCCTGCACCTGACGATCATTCTTGGGGATTCAATGATTGGACACACCCGGATATCGGATCTAATGCGCCAATGATCGGGTCGGTGACAGATTGGAGAGATATCTGGGCAGATGTGATCGGTGATGGCTCTACTATCACCAAAGGCAACATGTTGTTGCACATCAATAAGTGGTGGGATGGTATGGTCGGATTATGCCATCCTATTCAGACCAATCTTGATCCTGGGTCTACCGGACAACGCACAGAATGGTGGTACACAACTCGGTGGGGACAATGGGCTCTGTTGGTTATGGATTCTCGCACCCATATGCGAGATGCTGGCGCCACTAACAATGCTTATCTTGGTGATGTTCAAGATGCTGCGATTTCTGTGGCTATCGCGTCAGAAACAGCGCCATCCATGCTCATCTTCCACAATTCTCCGGTGGGAGATATACAAGCGAATACAGACAACTTGATGGGCTTTCCTGTAGAGAGAGAAAGGTTCTTCTCGTATCTGCGGGCTTATCATGGTCAGATTGTTTTCTTGCATTCAGACAGACACTGGCCGCGCATAGGTACAGAATTGGCAACAACAACAGTCACTGGGAGTACTGGTCCTGTTCCACAAGTAGCAGCAGAAATAGTGATGCATCCCACAGGACAGTCTGGTGTCAATCTCGACACTTTCGGCGGATGGCCTATTCTCGGAGATGATAAGGGCGTGTTCAATGATGCTACTCACTGGGTTCTAAGATGGAATAATACAGCTGGGCCAGGTGCCGATCCTACACCTGTGTCTATTCCGACGAGTGCGACAGGACCAGGCGTCTTAGACTATCACCTACAGGCCCATATCTGCTTGAATACAGGTGTCTTCGAGATCAGAGATGGCTTCACAGGATTGATAGCGACAGATCAAGCCGACGGATCTGGGCCAGCATTGGCTCAGATAATGGTAGGTGGCGGAGGGTCTTCTGCCCTTTCGCAGTGGTTCGCTCTTGGCAATGATCATCCGCCTTCTCCAGACGAACTGACAGAGTTTCTTGTCACAGGTGGGATGAACTGACGTGAGCACTTCACCCGCTACATCTTCTTTGCAGGTGCTGGGTCCTGATGGACAGCCTTGGCGCTCGCAATCTGCGAGTGTGCGACGATCTGGGATGGGCACATTCTTGCATGCTGTGTCCGATACGAAGGGAACTGCGAGACAAAGGGCTTCGAAGCCATACACCAGCCACGGCTGGGTGTATGCTGCGGTCAACGCAGCGGCGTTGAATGTGTCTCAAGTCTCTTTTAGTGTGTTCATGGAGACTCAAGACTCTGAGAAAGAACGCATTGCTACAGCGCTTCGTTCTGGTCGTATCGAAAAGGAGTCAGACTTCCGGCCGAAGTTGGGCTATAGTCGTCGATTCGAGCGCTTCTTAGATCATCGCTGTCGTTGTAAGGGGCGAGCTGTAAGATCTCTGGAACAAGATGTAGATCATCCGTTCAACGTGGTGTTTCGCCGTCCTAACAGATTCATGGATCAATCTCTGTTTACGTCGGCCTTAGTCATGAACTTGATTCTGAGAGGAGAGGCTTTCGTTCTCCCCATAACGCGTGATGGAGAGAGTTTGTGGGTGCCAGGGGAAGATTTTGAAGAACTGTTGGTCATCCATCCCGACACCGTCGATCCTGTGATAGATCCGGGGACCAATATACATGTTGGTTGGTGGGTGTCTACCCGAAAAGAAAATCGTGGCTTAGGGCTCAAGAATCAAGGCTCTAGATTCTTCGTCACTGTGGACGAGATTATCCACATGAAGTTCTACAATCCTGACGATCCGATACGAGGGTTGTCATGGATATCGGCGGCCGCTTTCGGCATACTTCAAGACATGTTTGCCCAAGCGCACAGTACATCGATGTTAGAGAATGGCGGGGAACCCGGTGGTGTCATCATGACAGACACTGCCTTCGATGACGATAAGGAGAGAATGAAGTTTCTCCGCAAGTGGGAGGACAGATACAAGGACGAACGAGCACGTGGACGCACTGCTTTGCTTGAAAATGGTGTGAAATACGTGCCTATTGGGATGACCAATAGAGACATGGAGTTCCTCGAACAGCGACGATGGAATAGAGAAGAGATCTTGGCAGTCATCGGTGTGCCAAAGTCTGTGTTGTCTATCACAGACGATCTGAATTTCGCCACGCAACTGGCGCAAGATGCCAACTTCTGGAATAAGAGGCTCATTCCGATCATTCGTTTGATCGAGAACGTCTTCAATTCTACGCTGTTCTTCGGGACCCCTGATTCTATAGTAGGTATGTTTGACCTCTCCGTTGTAGAAGCATTGAGAGAAGATCTTTCATCTAAGATATCTTCTGCGACACAGATGGTCGCACAATTGCGCGTGCCTCCTCGTGTCGCTATAGATCTGGTGGGCTTGGAAGTTGGCGAGTTCCCAGGAGACGACGTGACACTTGTGTCTTTCGGCTTGGTGCCTATAGAAGATCTGTTGTCGGGAGGATTATCGGATGCTCCTGAGGATGCTCCTGCGGATGCTCCTGCGGATGCTCCTGCGGATGCTCCTGAGGATGCTCCTGCGGATGCTCCTGCGGATGCTCCTGTTGGTGCTCCCGCTGGTGCTACCGCTGATGCTCCCGCTGATGCTCCTGCGGATGCTCCCGCTGATGCTCCTGACAAAGATGCGAGAACACGTGTTGACTTTCCGGGCATATTCGATAGACTTCCAATGTCTCAATGTTTACTGGCTCGTCGTATATCTGGCCGCAGGTTTAGAGAAAGAGCCTTATCTCAGAAATCTAGAATCAGCGACCAATATTTGAGGTCTTTGTTGAGCCATGAAAAGCCTTTCCGCACTATGTATCGCAATCATGTAGGGAGACTGCGGAGAGAACAGATAAAGTTGTTCGATGCTGCTACGAACACTGAAGAAGCGCAGCGTGGCTTTACTCTCGTGTCTCGTGTGCTGTCTGCATCGGAAGTAGAGTCGATCCTTTTCGACATGAAGAAGGCTAATGCCACGTTGACCAATGAGTCTCTTGCACAATATCAGTCTATGACTGAGACAGTGTTGGAATTCACTCGCGCTGAACTGGGCGGAGTTTTCGTATTTGATGTTGAAGATGAGGATGCCATATCCTTTATGCGCACTAAGTCTGTCAAGTTGCAGGGAGTCAATCGCACTGTGCAGAATCGTGTTCGCCGTACTATCTTAGATGGTATAGAGAACGGTGAGACAGTGCAACAGTTGCGTAGAAGGATCAATCAAGCCTTCAACAATTCCGCTTCAGCCAGTCGCACCTTGACCATCGCAAGAACTGAGACAGCTCAGATGTTTGGTGGTGCTCGGAATATTATCTTCGACAAGGAAAGTATTTCGAAGGGCCTCTGGACGACAGCTTCTGACGAAAAGGTGCGGCCGCATCATGTGCGATTCGAGGAGTCTGGGATACAAGAACGCGGATTCAACTATCTAGATGTTGTGGGCGAGTCGGGATCTCTTCAGTATCCTTCTGATATCAACGGACCTGCTGGAGAAGTCATCAACTGTCGCTGTGTGTGGGTCGCTACAGGATAAGAACCATGGCCAATGAACCGAAATATCGTAGTGCGAGAGAAATAACTGATCCTTCTGCTATAGAGACATGGCTCTCTAGCCGTCAGACGGGATTTTCTTCGCACCGGGGCCCCGATGATCGAGTCCTCCTAGAGCAGCCTCGCAGTGAGATGAGACAAACTGTGCTCACAGTGGATATCGTGAAAGCGATGGCTGAAGAGAAGGGAATTCCATGGGAAGACGGGTATTCCGTTCCGTTTCTTCGAGCACGGGGATGGTGGGCTTCGGATGAGCGCCCTGACAGAGCGGGAGACATCGTTCTTCAGAATTGGCACTTGGAAGCCTTCGCGAAGAGTGGCCCTATTCTGTTCGGACATGTCTGGGATCGTCCTCCTATTGGGCGTGCTATCTTCCACCAAGTCGAGCCTCGTAAGGATGCAGACTTTACAGGGCCAGCTCTGGGTCTAATCATCTTGTTTGCGCTCGATGATGCTGATGCAGACTTTAGAGGTGCTATAGCTCGCCTTGTCAACAGCAATATGATGACTACTGGATCAGTAGGTTTCTTTCCCAATAAAGTCATCCACATAGACGACGAAGAAGAACGTGCACAACTGGGCTTAGGACGATGGGGTGTCATCTTTGACGAGAATGAACTCGCAGAATTTTCTTTGACGCCTGTGCCTGCTCATCCCGGAGCATTGTCTAGATATCTAGAACGTGGTTGTCGTAGGGGTTTGTTCACTCCTGCGCATCAAGAGCCTCTTCTAGAGATCTATGCTAATTCTGTTCAAGCGGCAACAACTCCTGTGTCGGAGGATGTTCTCACATGTATCAGGGACACATTCAAAGATGTGTTCGGAAAGGGCTGCGACGAAACGCCAGAGGTAGTTGAAGAGGAAGAGAAGGAAGATCTCGACACGACAGATTCTTCTGGGGACACCCTCGAGACAAGAATGGATGCTGTCGAATGCGCACTCGAGAGGATGGCAGAAGTATTGATAGGGCATTGTGAACAGGTCACCGAAGGAGTGATTCAGGCTCACAGAATTGCCTCTTCTCTTGGTCAGACTTCTGAGTGCGAAGATGAGTGCGAAGACGAAGATGAAGATCTCACCAGTGAAGACCTCGATGAGGAAGACCTCGATGAGGAAGATGATGGTGAAGACTTTGCAGACGAAGACGAAGACGAAGACGAAGACGAAGAAGACGACGATCTTTACAAATCGATCGTCGGTTAGGAGGTTTACATGGCTGAGAAAACCAAACTATCTGTCGAGGAGCGCCGCAAGTTGCGGATCGCCCGACAGAAGGAAATCGCCGATCGCTTCTCCACTATGGAGAATTCTCAGAAAGAGATGAAGGCGACGATCGAGAAGCAGAACGAACGCCTTGCCCAATACGAGAAACTCGATATCAAGAGCTTGCTCGAAGAGATCGAGAGGCTCAAAGAAGGTTCGAGCCAGATTCGCCGAGCAATCCGTCGTTCTCGCACTGGTTTGTATGTTCCTGGCATCGAAGACGTGGATAACTTCAGTCTTATCCGCGCTATCGTTTCTGCTAAGACAAGCGGGAAGGTGTATGGTGAGTCCTCCGAGTGGAAGATCATGCAGGAGGCTCGAGAAAAGGCAGGCCAAAGCCTCGGCACTGACGCAGAAGGTGGCTGGTTTGTTCCCGATCAAGTCATTCCAGAAGTGATCGAAGCCATCTATCGCCGATCTGTTCTGATCAACCTCGCAGGAGATGGCACATCTCGTGTGACTACTCTTGACGGATTGACCGGTGGTCGCGTTCGCATTCCGAAGTTCAAGAAGGGGACAGTTGCGTTCTGGCAAGGCGAAGGGGATGCCACTACTATCTCCAACGTCAACACTGGTGAAGTCACCATGACGCCCAAGAAGTTGGCGGTTCTTGCCAAGATGACCGAGGAGCAGATGCGTTTCTCTGCTTATGGCTTCGAAGCCTTACTTCGTCAAGACATGGTTCGTGCCGCAGCTCAAGAACTTGATCGCACTGTTCTGTTTGGCAAAGGCAACGACAACGAGCCTCGTGGTATCGTCAATCTTGCCAATGTCCAGAAGTTCTGGGCCGAAACCGGATCCACTACGAAGCCTGCTTCTCCGGTAGGCGGACTTCTGGATTGGACTGGGCTCAGCAAGGTCGATCTCCTCATCGAGGAGCAGGATCTTGAGTTCGACGGCTCGTTCGCAACAATTTCATCTCCTGCCTTCTTCCGTCACATCGCTATGTTGCGGAATCTCAACTTCGCCGGACAAGCCTCCACCAGTGCAGGCTACATTGCGGGCTTGCCACCTGTCACCCAGGCACGCCTCGCAGATCTCATCGGTTCGTTCGGAAAGACAAACAACATCTCTTCTGTCAAGGACTTCAATTCCGTGTTGAAATTCACGGATGTCTTCCGTGGCAACTTCAGCGAAATTCTGCTGGGTCGTTGGTCTGGCCTGGAGATTGTCACAGATGATGGCATGTCTGGGGACAACTTCATCCGAGACGTACGCCTCATCAAGCTCCGTCTCTGGGCGGATATCGGCAGTCGCCACGATGAAGCGATTGTGTGGGTTCAGGACGCGCAAGCACGTGAGTGATCCTCGTAGGATCCGTACGACTCTTTTCTCTCACTCTCCTGAAACATGAAAGGAGAAACGCTTTGAAGTTCACTGCATTGCATCAGATACTGAAGATTGTGCCTTCAGTTCCTCCTCTTACTCACGCTGCTGGAGTCGTCAACGGCTCGGCTGTTTCTTTGCTTGGGCGGCCTCGTGTTGCCCTGGTGGTTCTTGAAATGGGCGCTGTTGCCGCTGCACATACGGTGGATGTCGCAATCGAACATCGCCTTGTCGAAGGCTCTGGGGCTTGGGTGCCCACTCTCGACGATGCGTCGGTTGCTTTGGCATTCGCTCAGCGCACGAACGCAGATCCTGTGAGCCTGTATGGGCTCCTTCCCCTGGGCGAAATCGACGCCCAAGAGATGCGAGCAGTATCCACGGTCGTAGGCGCATCCGGCGTAGCACACAGTGTCAGTTTCTTGCTCAGCGACTGGCCTGAAGTGCCATATGCTTCTCCCCACGTCAATGCTTTCAAGACGAAGATTGGTGTGGCCGCGCGCATCTAACTCGACTACTTGACGTATCAGACAGAGAAATCTGTCTGATACGTTTATGTCTCTTCCAGAAACAAAGAATCCCAATGAAATACAGGATCTCCTTACAGATCCTGTAGGGGTGGTGGTCACAATCGTGTTTATCGTGAGAGTGACCGTGACTGTGTATTCGGGGCATAAGAATGATTGATAATCGCATAAGATTGAAAGAAGGTTCTCAGGTTACAGTCCAGATCACACTGGAGAATGAAGATGGTGTAACACACACAGTAGCAGGAGGATCCATAGTCACACTCGCGATCAAGAAATCTGTTTTGAGCCCATCTCCTATTCTTGAAATCGATACTGTGGTGGATCCTTCTCAGATTGCTGTCACATCTGGGCGTGTTGACTGGACTATCTCTGCTGCTACGGCATTGTTGCTGACCGCGGGCGTTTATGTTTGCGACATTGATGTGAACTTAGGGGGCATACGCACGATATCAGAAACAATTCTCATAGAAGTGGACAAGAAGGTGGTTTCATGAGCCTGGTAGAAGTCAGTGAATTGAGGAATCTGTTGAAGTTTGATCCTTCATTAGATGCAGAGCTTCAACACCACATTGACGTGACAGTGGAGATATTGGAGAATAAGACGAAGCGCTTGTGGGCTCTACGCACCAATTTCGTTGTGACATTGAGACAAGAGGGTGAATTCGAGTCCATATTGCAGATTCCGCTCTATCCGATCACCGCGCTTGCTCTTGTAAGATGGAATAAAGGAGAGACTCCTCCTGTAGATTTCTCTGCTCCTATGGCTGTAGACACAGATTACATATTCTTTTCGGATACAGGAGAAGTTGAACTGTTAGGCACGCCGCATGATTTCTACAGAGCTCAGGTGACAGGAGGATACGACGAAACAACCGTGCCAGCTCAGGTGAAAGAAGCCATACGATTGCAGATAGCGTATGCGGCTGTGCGAGAAAATCCAGAGAACATTGTGTCTGTGTCTAAGACTGTAGACGGAGCCACTGCTTCTATGCGAAATACCTTGTATCATCCGCGCTTCTTGAGTCTGTTGAAGGGTTTCAGAAACGCATGAGCCAAATCCGTTTGTCCATCACGACGGGAAGCGAGATTCTAGAGAGGCTGGCCCAGATACATGGCAAAGAACGGCAGATAGTTTTACAGCTTATCTCCGAGGTCTTTGCTAAGCATGCTGTTCTAGCAGCGTCTCATGTTGTCAAGACTCAGTTGTCTGGAGGAGGGCCTGCGCCAACATTTGGCGGACCCGGTTCTTTCAATAAGAAAAGGAAGAAACGACGTACTGGATCTCTAGCAAGATCTATAGAAGGACGAGCGTTGCAGATAGAAGGAGCGCCTGCGATTCAAGTGGGCGTGCTGCGTGGGCCAGCCGTGAGATATGCTGGGATTCAGGAGTTTGGCACGAAGCCATTCAATCCTGATTCTCCATTTCCCACGATCAAACCGAGGAATGCGAAAGCATTGGCTCAGCCTGTAGGAGAAGCCCTGACCTCGGCAGGAGTCGCTAGATATCCGAGTCCGCGCGCGTTTCCAGAACCACTCAAGTTCATCAGATTCGGACGACCGCGAGGACGAAATAAGGTGATAGGCATCTTGGTGAAGGAAGTAGAATACCAACGAGCCAGAGAAGCCGCTATTGCGGAAGGCTCAGATGTATCCTTAGGACAGATAGATGCTTTGTACATCCTCATGCTTCAACTCGATATTCGACCGGGCTTGTTCATCACAGATGGATTGCAGTCCCATTTTCCCAAGTTGTTAGAAGCGATCGCCGACGTCATGGTGGAAAGGGTGTTCAATGGCTGAATTATCTGGGCTGACTAGCAACATTGCTCGGGCACAATGGGTGAAGAAAGTCTTGGAGATTGCAAGAAGGCTGAGCACATCACGGAATGTGGCCTTGTATGATGTACAACGAGGCGCCATTGATTGGGTCAGTTATACTTGGCCAAAATCTCGCGCGATGTCTGTGCGCACTCCTGAAGTCTTTCCACAAGAAGCCGATGGAAGGAGATCTGCCACCTTGCAGATCACCGCAGCATGTAGGATATCCCTTGGACAAATAGAAGGATTTGATGATACTGTATTGGACAGTCTTGAAGAGGATTGTATCAAGGTAGCACAAGCACTTCTCCAGGCTCAGAAGGCCAGCAGTCTCGACAGCCTTGTCCTGGATGTGGACCACGTCGGATCGGTTGAGTTCGCCGATTGGGAGCGCAAGGTCCAGGGATTCTTCGTGACTTTCAGTGTAGATTACTAGATAGGAGGCCACATGCCTGTACAAGGACCTCAGGATTTTTGGCAAGTTGGTGCCAGAGTTCTGATGATGAAACAGAAAACAACCAACGAAGAAGTGCTCGATCTGGGCGTCATCCAGTCGGTCACACCGAATTTCGAGATCGAGAAGGTGACTCTCGATGATCCCAATGGTGGGGTCAAGACTCGAGTCGCTGAGACGGTGACAAGCCAAACAGAATCCTACTCTGTGCAATTGAGCAACTTCAATCTTGATAACTTGGCCCTTGTTTTCGGCGCTTCGGCTGTGAAGACGTTCACACAGGCAGCCACGCCTGTAGTTGACGTGCCACACACAGCGAAACTGGGGCGATTGTTGAAGTTGGTCGATGCGTCGAAGGTGCCTGTGTACAGCATCACGTCTATCGAAGCTGTCACCGATGTCCCAGGCACGACGACCTATGTAAAGGATACGGACTGGGAGATAGTCGATCTGGAACGGGGTCTTATCCGCATCATCTCAGGAGGTGCTATTGCGGATGATGAAGTTCTACATATCGACTACACCCCAGCCGCGCTGACAGGCAATCGCCTGCTCAATCCTCTGACAGGCAGTGGCACTGTCAATGCGTTCATCATGATCATGCTCGGCCGGGGTGGCAATGCTCGTCAGAGTGTGCGAGAGTTCTCCGCCGCCATTTCGGTTGAGTCTGTCGATCTGCAAGTGGACGATTTCTCGAGTTTCGTGCTGACCATTACAGTGCTCAGTGACTCGACAGATGTTGTTTCGCCCGCAGGTCGTTTGCTGCACTTCAAGGGAGCAGTGCTCCCCCTTTCCTAAGACTCTTAGGAGATGTCATAGTCGGAGGAATCCGACTATGCCTCTTAGGCTACCAATATGGGCTCTACCTGTTCCCTGGCGGGCCCACTGTACCGACTCTGTAGTCTTTCGTCCTGTGTAGGACGTGTGGGCCTGTATGCGGTGGTCGGAGGCATACTAGGCCCATACCGCTAGCCGACGTCCAGACGACTGGTGCGAAGCGTAAACCTGGTCTTATGTGATACCAAGGAGGTAGCGATGACAGAAACGAAAGATGAATCAGCCTTGAAAGCCATGAAGGAGGCGATTAGAGCGCTGAATCCAGGATTCCCTCTCACCTTGGCAGCAGGTCTTGAAGTGACTATTGCGACAGTAAGGGTGCGAGACATCGAAGCCTTCACTGAAGAGATCTCTCGTGTACTGCCCAGGATTATGATGGTCCTCGGAGACGATACCCACAAAGAGCCTGTGGAGATTTTAGGACAATTGGTGCCTATCTGCTCTACACAGTTAGTGGGCCTGATAGATTCTTGTGTGTCTCCACAAGGCATCTTCCGAGAGTTGCCACACCATTTGGCAGCCCCTGTTATCCAAGCGTGGGTGCAAGAGAATCTGTTAGATGAGGGAAAAGTCGAAGCCTGGAAGAAGGGGTTTCAGCCTCTCAGCGATCAATTCCAGGCTCTCACGAAAGGCCAGGCACAGGTCTAGGAGATGTGATACAGACTCTGGTGTCGAATGGCCATCGTTTGTCTGACATACTGGACTACAGAGTGAGCCAGATGTACTATTTCTATCAGCGATGTAAGTCGGAAGAATTGCGCAGGGTGGCTTATGTCGTAGGCCAACAAGAACTTATGCTGGCAGGCCTGATGGGAGATAAGAAGGCTGCTGATTTTCGCAAACAACAGAAAGTTGCATTGGATAAACTGTGGTAGATCGCAAACTAACAGTCACAGCTGTGTTGAACGACTTGATCACGAGAAATCTGTCTCGTGTCAATCGTTCGTTCGCTCGGTTCAGCACTAGACTGAAGACAGTCAACTCCCAGCTGGCTCCTCTTACAGGGAGATTCGCACAACTGGGTGCTGCGTTGATCTCTACAGCTGGGGCTAGAAAGTCGATCCAACTGGCAGAGAGGGAGATACAGAGTAGAAGAAGGCTCGCAGCAGCATTAGGAGAAAATGTTGATAAACTCGAGCGTGTGAGAGAGATAACCGATAGTCTGCAAGGCAAGACTCTTTTCGGAAATGAAGCTCTCAACGAGACGGCTGCTTTGCTGCTGAATATGAAGGTCCGTGTTCAGGATCTTGACAAAGCACTAATCGCAACGGTAGATACGGCATCGGCTTTGGGTGTGCCCACAGAGAGTGTAGCCAAAGCAATCGGTCTTTTCCAAGTTGGCCGCGCAGGTGAACTCGGTGAGCGGATAGGCCAGTTGAAGATTCTGCAAGACGAATCTCGTCTTGCGAAAGATGGTGTCGATACTTTGTTAGAAGCGTTTGGGGGTCAAGCCACTCTGCTCACGCAGACACCATTCGGTGCGTTCATCCAGAAGCAGAATGAATTAGGAGACATCTTTGAAGAGATAGGTATACGCATCATACCTATTGTCAATGAAGCATTCGACAAGTTTCTCGGCAAGTTCAAGAAATTCTCGGCTTCCTTAGACACTCTGTTGCAGTCCCCTGTCTTTCAGGAGATCGCTCGCCTTGGGGTGGACTTAGGCGCTCTGGTACTTTCTTTTGTTGCTCTGAGTGTGGCCATCTCCGTTTCTAGCCGTGTCTTGAAATTGTTCGTTGGTGTGATCAAACTGGCTACAGCTGCTGTTGCTTTAGCATCTGCTGGGGTAGGTGCTCTAGCTGCGGGAATGGTGAGTCTATCTGCAACTGCTCAAGCGGTTGCAGCAGCAATAGGGCTGGGACTGCTTCCATTCAGTCTGTTGGTGATCGGCATAGGTGCTTTGTTGGTCGCTGTTGCGAGCATGTCTGGGGGATTCGACAGGCTTGGAGATTCTGGAAGAAGATTATTGAGCATAGTGGACGATGTGCGCAATGGATTCTCCAGTCTTGCGGATATTGGAGACAGCATTGTCGTCACCCTACGAAAAACGGTCCTTCTTATAGATCGCTTTGTTGTTATACCCATACGCACTGCCTTTTCTTTGCTTGCTGAGGATATCCGGTTCCGATTCAACAGCATTTTGTTGATTGTGCAAAGAGTAGCAGTATCTGCATCATTGTTGGTATTCAGTGCATTGAACAGCGTCTTGCAGAAAGCTGGGCGATCTGTAAGACAACTTGGAACCATTGCCGCCACGGCTATCTCTACGATTGATGCAGGAATAGGCTCTCTTGTACAAGCAGGCATCAATGATCTAGTGACTAAGGGCATAGACACTACAGCTCTTGAGCAAACATTGCAGAGCATAGACTCTGATCTCGGAACTCTGTTCTTCAGCAATAAGAATCGCATCGCTGAGATCGGCAGAACAACACAAGACCAATTAGAGCAGAATGCAGACGATGCCATAAGGTTAGAAGAACAATTCTCTGCTCGCGCAGATGCGAGATTCAGGACTAGAGAAGAGCAAGTAGACCAACTTGCGAATCAAGAAGCTGCTCTTCAAGCACAAGCAGAAAGATCCGCGCGATTACGAGATCTTCGAGAACAGCAACTGCGAGCGAATATACGAGACGCAGAAGCAAGAAAGGACAAAGATTCTCTGGCCGCGCTTGAGATGTTAGAGATAGAATCTTTGCAGAGAAGATTCGCAGCGGGTGAAGTATCTGTAGAGAAATTTTTCTCGATACGACAGGCTCTTCAAGAGGGCATCCTGAAGAGAGAACAAGACAGTCTGCGATTTCAATTGAACCAGATAAGAGAAGCGATAGATGAAGAGAATAAGGCGAGAGCGGAAGGCGCTGATATTGTATTAGATACATCTGGACTGTTGTCCCAACAATTATCACTGACCAAACAATTGGCTCTTGTTGACATAGAAATTCAGAGAACGAATGCGAACATTGCCGAAGAGAAACGCGCAGCATTGGAAGCGCAGGCTAAGTTGCGACAACAGCAACAAGATACGCTAGATCAGCTCTTCGAAGAGATCGAGAAACGAGCTGCTGAGGCCAGCGGAAATACGATACAGGCTGCTCTTATAGAATTCAGCGAACAGTCTCTGGCTCTCATACAACAACTGAAGGATGCTGGTGCAAGTGCCAACGAGATTGCCTTTGCTCGACAAACGCTAGAGCTTGAACGACAGAATATGGTGAGAAAATCTGTCGTAGAACAGGCAACGATGTTGTTGCAGAAAGCACAAGAAGCAGAAGGCAGATATCGTGAATCTCTTGAACTGACAAGACTTCAACTCGAACAGAATATTCTCACTCAGTCGCAAGCACAAGGTGCAGCACGCAATTCCTTACAAGAGTTCGTTTCAGCGATAAACTCATCTCGTGATGGCCTGAAGACTCTGCAAGACGAGTTCCCAGAGTTTTCGGAATCGTTGTCTAAGACAGCGCTGGAGTTAGATCTCATCGGTCTGAGAGCGGTAGAAACCACTGGGAGCATAATTGCTGGTTTTCAAGACACTCTGCGTGGCGCAGCAGAAACTGGGCTCAACGACTTCACCAATAGAGCAATCGCTAATGTGTCTAGCATCGGAGATGCTTTTCGAGATCTAATGCGCAGTATACTTCAATCATTGCAGAAATTCTTTGTCAACCAGTTGGTCACGAGATTCTTGAACTTCTTGCCAGGCTTGGGTGGGGCCAAAGGAACCCCTGGAATCTTAGGATTCAACGAAGGAGGTTTGCTTCCGGGTCGCGGACCGAATAGAGATAGCATGTCTATTCGGGCTACACCTGGAGAATACATTCATTCTAGATCGGCTGTAGATCATTACGGACCGTCCATTATGTCGGCTATCAACAAGAGACGCATACCCCGTGCACTCTTAGCAGCATATGCTACTTCTTATGGTACAGGGCGATCACACTACAATACCGGGAATCTGGTTGGAAGAGCTAGGTCTACATCTTCTTCGGAGCCTAACGTGCTGGTGGCGGATGAAACAACAGCTGCTAGAATACTTGCTGCGGGCAAAGAAGCTCTAAGAGATGCCATACGAAACGATAGATCTGTGTTGTTGTCCATCTTGCAGGTGCCTGTACGATGACTGTGATCGCCTCTGACATTATTGCTGCTGACCAATTCCCTTCTGCGGGAGAATTGTGGGCTCTTATGGTCATGCCTCGTCCTTCAGGAGATGAAGGACAAGTAGTGACAACCAGATGGTCGACAGATTTGTTGTCAGCGCGCACACAATCTGAACAAAGGTTCAGTCGTTTAGCGAAACCATATCTCAGTGTAGAGACTACGTTCAAAGCCATGTTCGATGACACGATAGGTGTGTTGTTGAATCAATCTCACAGATTCACTACAACCAACTTTGTGTTTCCTTTGTGGAACGACAAATTGCCTGCGAAGCGCGTAGACGCGAATACTCTTGCGCTTACACTGAATCTACATCTGACACGACGATTACAGATAGGACAATGGGTGGCACTGGTGAAATGGGAGAAGGGCAAAGAAAGAGCAGAATCCTTCGAGTTCGCCAGAGTATCTGCTATCACACAAGTAGGACAACAAACTCATGTGGGCCTAGACATCGCAACTGTTCTGACATCTGTTGTTCACGAAGAAGGCGACATAATTGTACGGTCAGATCTATTGATTGTCCCGATGATAGAATGTGATCCGCTATCGGATACAGATCTACAGTTGATAACACAATCTGTATCTGAAGTGACATTGACAGTCCATCAATCCGTAGGTCCGCAAGCTCTAGATCCTCTCACTGCCTTTTCTGTCTTTCCTGGGTTCACTTTGTTAGACGGCAGCCCCATTCTTGATCTACAGTCTGACTTTACTCAAGAAGGTGTCGGCGTGACCCGGCCAATACAAACAATAGATATTGGTCTAACAAGTGTGTACAACATTCGGGGCACTCGTTCTAAGGTGCGCACTTCTACATCGTTTACGTTCTTCAATCGCTCTGATGGATTGAAACTACGCCAGTTGTTCGATGGTGCGGCAGGGCGAACGTTGCCATTCTGGATTCTTTCTCCCACTAACGACTTCATTCCTGTATCTATGTCTGGCACACAGATTACTCTTGAAGCAGGCAGTCAATTCATAGATCTGATAGATGAAGACTTCACCAGATACACCAAGATCGCAGTTCAGACGACATCCGGAACTTTCTTCTACGATATCACATCTAAAGTAGGTAATGTGATCACAGTAGTTGGCTCTTTACCGGGCTTCAACACAGTGATTCGTACTTGTTTCGCTTATCTTGTGCGATTCGAAGAAGATGTTTTAGAAGAAGTGTGGTCTACGGACGAGCATTGGCATACAGATGTGTCATTCGTAGAAGTCCTCGAAGAAAAGAGTGTTTCCATCCCGATTGCAGACATAGCCCTAGGAGGCATATTTGGTGCTTTCTCCATATGCGGAGATAACAGCAACTTTCTGCATCCGGCTGGCGCTGTAGTGTTCATGATTGACAACACGGCTAGCATCGGAGCCAGTGGACTGCTGGAGCAGAAGGCTTTGCTCGCGGATCTGGTAGAAAGACTTCGTATACCTGGGCAACCATTTCTGAAAGAAGTAGGCGTGGTCGCTGTGTTCGGAGGAGCTGTAGTCACAGCGCTGACTCTAGACGCGGACAAGGTGGCGGCAGATATAGCAGCAGTTGGTCTCGGCAGCGGCACCACTGATTATGATATTGCATACAGCGCAGCAAATAACATGTTGTGGACTGCGTTTCCATTTGCCATCACGTTCGGAGAAGCACACATCATAGGCATGGGCGACGGATTCGGCACTCTCCCCAGCACTGCCACCAAAGCATCCATAGCAGGCAGACAAATCATGGGACATTTCATAGGGTTGAGTTTCGGAAGTGAAACATTCCAGGCAACTCCTTCCGCTTGGGCTACTGCCGTCAGCGACATGAATGGAGCTATGTTGACATTCAACTCTGGAGACTTAGCGGTGGGTGAAATAGATGTGTCTGCTGACTCTGTTGTGAATACTATGTTGCCTACAATCTATACGAGTCTTTCATGAGCACTCAACTGGATGTTATACCCGCAAGCCAGCCGGTTGCGCTGGTGACATTCACATGGGGAGAACCCACACAGACTCTTCGATTGGTGCGATCAAATGCGGATTTGACAGTAGATTCAGATCTGTTTATCGCAGAGCCTAAAATGGAAGTGATGTTGGGACGACAGAAAGCAGGGATATCTCCAGACTCCGCTACCATTCGAGTGGCTACTCGCGCAGAATTGTCGCCTTTCTTGGATAGTCCGGGACAAACAGTCTCTGTGTTGATTGAAGAGTCGGACTTGACTTTGACAGGCACTGTTAGAAGAGTGTTTCTTTTCGGATATGCTAAGTCTATTTCTTCGGATAGTCTCAGCGCACCTGGCGTGTTAGAGATAGAAGTAGAAGATCTGCGCTCCGAACTAGATGCTCCTGCTGTTATGGTCCTGTCTGAGTTCTGCCAGAATAAGTTCGGGCATGCTATCGGTTGCATGTACGATCTTGTTTCGCAAGAGCGCACGGGTATCATGACACTATGGGGACTTGGCCAACCCAATACTGTAGTCAGGGTAGCCGGCTTGACGGATTCATTGACTCAGAATGGTGGAACAACCAATGTCGCTGATCTGTATTCTACGGGACAGTTGGTAAGAGACGGTGTCAGCATACGAGTCCGTCACTACAATTCCGCTGTAGAGCAAGAACAACTGCTTCTTCAAGAAGAGCCTCCTGCATCTTGGGTGGGACAAATCGTATCTGTATTTCCTGGATGTCGTCACACTATTGCGGATTGTAGGCGGTTTCAGAATGAAATACACTTCAATGGTTTAGGCATCGGTACGCCCAATCACAATCCGTTGATTGAAGAAGGTGAGAGCAGTGTGTAGACAAGACCAACTTCGATTCATACGCGCAGTCCACAGATGGAAGAACACACCCTACAAACCTTCTCAGTGCACTCCAGGTGTAGGCGTCGATTGCCTTCAATTCGTGGGCGCGGTCGTGGACGAATATTTGGGATTGTCGACCAAGCATTTGAGCAGAATCCCTGCTCTTCCTCCGGACACTGCATTTCATACTTCTAAGAATGTGGCAAAGATGTCCCAGATCTTGCACGATCGCTGGCCTCTGAAGACTATTCGCTGCATATCTTGGCAAGACTTGGTGCCTACAGACATCGTGTTGATTCAGGAGTCTTCAATCTCGCCCAGTCACTTGATGATCGCAGATGTGCGTAAAGGCATGGCTTGGCATTCTACCAATGATATTGGAGTGTGTTGTACTCCATTGCGAACTCTAGAGCTAGACAGAATCTGGAGAATACTGTGGCCGAAATAGCCTTATCTGCTGTATTGTCCGTAGGTGCTGGAGCGCTTGCTTCTGTCATACAGAAGCCTAAGGAACAGGCTCTCATACGAGACAACAGACCGACTAATCTATCAGAAAGAGGCTCGGTCATACCCAGGGTATTCGGTACACGTAGAGTCGGTGGGAGCTTTGGTTGGGCAGGCGATCTGCAAGTGACTTCTGGTTCTGGTAAAGGGAAAGGAGCAAGAGGCGGAGCAGGTACCAAACACTTCAAAGAATCTGCCTGGCAGATCTTGTCTCTAGGCCCCGGATATGAGATAGATGCTATCTGGGTGAACGGAAAACAAAGGTGGGGTGTTGAACTTGGAGACAATCCCATAGTCAACGATACGACCAGTGGATTCAATACACCATCAGGCAGTGTAGTCACAATACCCGGACAGGGCATCATAGAGATACATTGGGGACAACAGAATCAGGGCCCTGTAAACTTTCTCGGAGCGTCTACAAGGCTCGGCATTTTCTCTCGTTGGCCGTTGATGTGCTCTGTATTGTGGCGTCCTAAGAATTTGGGCGCTACACGCACGTGGCCCCAGATCGAATTCCGTCTCACGGTTAGAACTTGTGGGTCTGGATTGACACTATCCAACGATTGGCTGGATGACTCTACATCAGCAGGGGTCAATCCCGCGCATCTTGTTATGATGTTGCTGACTGCTCCCTATCCTTATGGCGCAGACATCAATCCGAGTCTAGTGTCTGCTACGGAATTCGAGAATCTTGGGATCACTCTGGAAAATGAACATCGACCAGTCAACATATTGGTAGATGATGAACGCAGTGTTGGAGACATTATTTCTGATGTGCTGCAAGACTTGAATCTAATGTTGACGAGAAGTGGGAAACTGTTGACAGTTATTCCTGTTAGATCTGGGATACCTGCTTCTTCTTTGTTGACAGATGACGTCATCGCCAGCAGTGTGGTAAAGAAGACGAATCAACTGAGAGAGCGCGTTCCGAATCGTGTATCGTATGCGTTCTCGGACGAAAAGAGGTCGTATCGAAAGAATGCGTTTCAACAAGACGATGATCGTGCTAACGAACCAGGGTTCATACGCACCGAAGAACGAGAAATCCGTACGGTTACACATCCAGATCTAGTGCGCGCCATTGTAGACGTCAGAATGTTGCAAGATGTTATCTCCACAAGGACGACTACTTTCAGGGGAGGGCGTACTCTGAGAGGCATGGATCCTGGGCATGTGTTCCAGATCCCAGGCAGCAGTGTCTTATACAGGGTGACAGACATACAGAAGAGTTTCGAGACACCTCTTGTAGAAGTGTCGGCAATAGCAGATTTCTTTTCAGTGTCTGACTCTACTGGACTAGCGGATTCTGGCAGTCAACTTCCTCCCATCTCAGCAGCCCCTGGACAGGACTTGACCTTCAAGCCGGTAGAGTTGCCTTATCCATTAGCCCAAGGTCGAGTTCTTGTGGTGGTGCCAAGGCAGAGATCGAAGACAGCGGTGGACGAGGCAAGTATTCATTACAGCCCAGACGATACGAGCTTCGTACAGAAAGGTGTGCAACGAATAGACGGACAAGCGGGTGCTCAATTGGTGGATGCAGTAACAGATGATGAGATGTTAGACATTCGCATTCAGCCCCATGGTGGTTCATCTGTATCTTTGTCCGATCTACTAGACAGGTTTGGCGGAGCACTGAGTGACGATTTGTGGTTATCTGGCCAATACATAGCGAGTATCAACGGAGAGATTATGTTCTTCAGGCATCTAGTCGCTGAATCTGCGACGATTATAGTGATGAAAGACGTGTTGAGAGATAGGCTGGGGCATGTAAGAGAAGCTCACAGTGTAAACGATGACGTCTTGATGTTCAAGCAATCAGCCGAGTTAGTCACCGCATCTGACTTCGCTATGGATCAAGATCGAAATAGTTTCTGGAAGACTAATGTAGCGGGTTTGGATGTTTCTTCTGTGTCTTCTAGAAGTCTCAGCCTTCTAGGTCGCGCAATTGTGCCATATCCTGTAGGCAATCTAACGGGCTTCGACGTAACAATGTCCGTGGAAGATCGCACACTGCCAGGAAATCGAAATACTTATCTAACCGCAGGCGGAGACATAGACTTCAATTGGGACTGGGCCAATGAACGAAGTCCTGATTCTGCGGGGATGCGGCCGTATGACTCTGCGGTGACTGAGACTACACCAGGCACAGACATCGCCTTCTTCGCAGAGATACTTTCGACAACAGATGTATTGAAAAGGGCGAACTTGATATTGTCTGGCGTTACAACTTTCACTTACACTCGGGTTCAGCTCTTAGCAGACTTTACAACTGTGCCTGCTGCCTTCAAGGTTCGCCTGCGGACTAGACGTCCTAATCCTGATGGCGGGTTCTTATTGGGCGTACCACACACCATCACCATGACGGAAGTGTAACATGGCTGCTCTGCAAAGACTAGGACAGATGAAAAGAATTGTGTCTGGCATGACCCAATTCGAGAATGCTCTGAATGCCAACTGGACTGCGATCAAACAGATTCTTTCAGATCCCATACCCCTACAGTTCTATGCAGATGAGACGAAACTACCCATTGCGAATTCTTGCCCTTGGGCCATAGCTGCGGTCGTGAATCCTGTATGGGGCACGACATTTCGAGATCATCAGATCGTGCGCAGTATACCATTGAGGCAAACGGGAAATGTCTTCAGCGCAGATTCATTCAAGTGGGTGGCCGTCACGGGTACATCCACAGATTCTGATTTCGGAACTGTGGTGGTGCCTAAACAAGTACTGCCGGCGGATGTCTATCGCATCTCAGTCGGGCAGGGGAATTGGGATGCAGCGATAGGACAACAATTCTCTCTAGTGCGCCAAATGCTAGACACGCAGCCTCTGAGAATAGTAGACTATCTGGATATGACGACAGATGTTCCCCTCTATTCTGACTGGAATTATTCTCTTGCGTCTGTATTGAGTCTGCAAAGTGTAGGCACATACAGCTCTGATCTCGGCGGAATAGGCGCAGGGCCTACCACTAGATGGTGGTCCATGAGTGGAACAAACGCAGGACTCGGCACCAGCATGCCAGGTCTAGGAACACGAACCGACGTATCTGGTATTGACACTGCTCTGGACGTTTCGGTACCAGGCTGGGGTGTGATACACGAAGCGAATTTGAGCATAGTGCTAGACGCTCTGACGAAACCATTCCCTGTGCCTAAGAAGACTCGTGCACAAATGATCGCTTCTTATGCACCTGCGGATTGGCCATGGTGTATGGTTGCTGTAACAGATGGCAATGCGGGGGATCCGGGAACCGAGATTACAGATGATTGGTTGTATGTTTCTGATGGTGTTGTCTGGAAAGCGCTGAATGCAGTAGCGGGAGATGACGACCTATAGGTGGCCTATTCCCCTACAATTGTAGTCGTCTTTACACAGAGCCTATTATACGCTATACTATAGGGGACGGCGATACCGCCGATCCTTGCGGAGATACTACCGTGAACGATGCCCTTGTAACCAGATTGCATCGCCTGAGCGAGAACGTGATACAGCCACTTTGTCCAGCGACGAAGAAGCTGCTGGAACCTCTACACTTATCAGACAACGACCGTCTATTTCTAGAAATGGACGACACTTTCACGAACTTCGTCGCGCGCCCGTTTTCTTCTGACGATAGGCTGCTTCCATCCTACACAGCGCAGGTCGCATTGCCCTCCAGACTGCCAGAGTGCAAACGATTGACTGGTGGGCGCCTTCAGATAGCAGGCACAGATGTGTCTGCTCTTATTCTTCATCACGCTTGGAATACAAGACGAACAGATGAGGGAACAGAGATAGCGAATCGTCTTGTGTTCTACGACCAGCATGCAGAGAATATGTATCTGTATCTTCTTACTCGCTTTCTGGCCACAAGTGTGTCTGCCAAGGTGCTGCGAGACTGGAGCAATGAACGCATTGTTCCTGACATGCCCGACGACTTCTATGAGCATCCAGACTCCGACATGCAGATGACTGGTGCACAACGAGTAGGCTTATTGGCTTCATTAGAACAAGAATACTTTGCTTTGTTCATGGAACAAGGTGTAGGCAAGACATACACTGTGATCGCCAGGGTGTGCTTAGAAGCGTCTCGCAAATCACGTGGTTTGTATCGCAAAGAACAGAGAGAAGGGCTCTATAGAGTGCTCATTATATGTCCAGGACAAGTGCGAGCAAACTGGCGAACTGAATTTCATCGTTTCGCTACCGAAGATGGGAAAGTGGCGGTCATGCGTGGTGGTCCACTGTCTCGCACTAAGATTCTGCGAGATGTTGTGAGACAAGAAAGCGACTGCAAATATGGTGTGGCCATCATGTCATATGATTCCATGCCGACCACTTTACAGGCATTGAACATGGTGCCTTGGGACTTGATAGTTCTAGACGAATCGCATAAAATAAAAGGAGCACGCGCTCAACGCACCTTGGCAGCACATGCGCTGAGAGACGCAGGTCAGCAAAGATTGGTATTGACTGGTACACCTGTTGCGAACAGTCTGAATGACTTATGGTCCCAACTCGAATATCTGGGAGAAGGCGCGTCAGGATTCTTGAGTCGAGAACGATTCCGCAAGTTCTATGGTGTGTACAAGAGCACCGGTAGAGGTGTGGAGAAATTGTTACGGCATAGAAATATTCCTCTGCTACATGAGCGACTGGCAAGGATGTCTTTCGTGTGTAGCCAGAAAGAGGCCGGACTCGATCTGCCAGATAAGACTTATTCCATCCACGAAGTTTCTATGACCAAGACGCAAAGTAGTGTGTACAATGCTGTCGCACAGAGACTGGTCGCGGAGTTGTCTACCCTGATAGAACAAGATGATACTGTATCTGTAGAAAATATACTCACCAGGTTGCTGCGGCTTTCACAGATTACATCTGGCCATTATCGCACAGATCCGGTGAAGGACGAAGATGGACGAACATTAGCTGCGGGTGAATTGCGCATAATCCCAGGTCTCAATCCGAAGATAGAAGCCCTGGTGAATGAGATTCTTTTAGACGAGGATAGACTGCCAGAAGCGAAGATGATTGTGTGGGCCTGTTGGGTGCCAGACATAGAAGCCATATCTGAGGCGCTGACATCGCATGATATAGGCCATGTCTGCTATCATGGACAAACCAGTGAAAAAGAGCGCGAAGAAGCTGTGTACAAATATAACAATGATCCTAAATGTCGCGTCTTTGTCGGGAATCCACGGTGTGCGGGAGAGGGCTTGAATCTGTTGGGCTATCAACCAGGGAATAGTGAACAGAGTACATATACAGCCACGGAAGTATTCTTCAGCCAGACCTGGTCGGCTATAGAGCGTTCTCAGGCAGAAGCGCGTGCGCATCGCATGGGAACGAAGATGCCGGTGCAGATCATTGACCTCATGATTCCGGGCACTATTGATGAAGAAATACGCGCAAGAGTGACGGCGAAGAGACTGCACGCCTTAGCCGTGCAGGATGTACGAGGAATTCTGAAAGCTGTATCTGACATAGACACGGAGGAATCATGAAGACGTTTGTGCTACAGAAAAACGAAAGATACGACTATACAGATCTAGAGAATTGGGGACACATCATAGAGCTGTATCCCCCAGACGAAGATATCAAGTTCTTCGACACTGAAATGCTGTTGGAACAAATCTCCGAGAGATTAGCCGAACAGCTGTATGAGCCAGAAACAGATAATATATGTCTGACAGGGCATATGACGGGAGTCACTCTATTGTGCTTTGCGGCGGGAATGTTTGCGCATCGCTATCATCAATCTCTTCATGTGCTGTTATTCGAGGCTAAGAGAAACAAATACTTCAGAAAACGACTTTTCAACAACGAACACCCTTGTGTCGACTCTTTCTCATGAACTATTCACACGAAGACATAGACAAAATGGTGTCTCTGAATAGAGAGATGTATCGTCTTTGGATAGACATATACGATCACTATTGCGTGGTGCGAGATCGTTGTCGAGAGGGCGAGTACACGGACACACAATCTGTGGATCTTGCTTTAGGAGTGCGCCTTCTACGCGAGAAGTCAGAAGAATTGCGCAAAGAAAGTAACAAGCTCTACGAACTGTTTACACTGATAGTGGGCTTGCGCAGAACGTCTATCGCCATAGCGAGAGGAGATGACAATGAGCTAACCGTGAAAGGACAACTTGGAACAGGTACTGTCGGGCTGACCACCAGGATCAATCCCCCTAAGTATGGCTCGGAAGCCTTCGACATCATGATGACAAAGCTGGGTGTGCCCGTGGATAGCAGAATGCCCTTGGCAGTACATTGGAAGAGACTAGGAGAATGGGTGGACGAGCGACTTGCACAGGGGAAGAAGATCCCCGTATCTTCTGGTGCTATGAAGAAAGTCCACACGCTGACGATCCGGAAAAAGACAGGTACACCTCTAGGAGAATAGACATGGCGAAAGCAGCGGCGCGAGACAAAGAGATCACCAAGGTTCGCAGCAATGTGCCTGCGCATCTTCAATCTTACACAGAAGACAACACACTGGAAGCAGTGTCACAACACGTTGTTCTGCCAAGATTGAAGGTCATACAAGGCACGTCCGACGGAACATTGAAGAAGAACGTCGGAGGGGATGGTGCTGTTATTCTGCGACCAGGGGATCAACGACTGGCCACTCCTGAAGAACCGTTTCTCGTTGTGCCGATCTTTTTCTGGGTGGACTACTACAAGCGCAGTGATCTCAGGGATACCGAACTGCCTCTCACTGTAGAGCATACGCTCGATCCGTATTCACCTCTTGCGAGACGGTGCATGTTGCCTGATAAACGGAAAGAGGTGTATCCCGGACAAGAAGATCGCCCCAAGGCGATGTGTTTCACGTACATCCAGAGATTCAACTACATTGTTGCTTTGTATCACAACGAAAAGTTCCACGACACCATGGCTGCAATGCAGTTTCAAGTCGGAGAATTCTATCAGGGCACAAACTTCAACAGTGCTGTGAAGATGCGTGGAGAGCCTATGTGGGGCCAGGTCTGGCAGATTCGTTCAGCGTTTCGAGAGCCGAGCGCAGATAAGAAGTGGTGGGGCTTAGACTTCTCAGATCCTGAAGACGGTGATCCTTTGTTCATATCGCCAGAAGAGGTCGACACATACTGTGAGATGTACAAGGCGATTTCTCAGAAGCATGCTGAGAAATTGATGGTCATTGAGGAAGAGTCCAAGGAGGAAGTTGCGCGAGAGCATCGTGCTGTTGTGGATGAGCCTGTGGACATGTGATGCGATGCTCGCAACCCTGGGATGAAAGTCTCAGGGTTGTTTTATGCCTGCTAAACTCGACTTGACTAGAGTGAGCGCCTTAGCAGAATTAGATCGCTTGGGCTTAGAATGGAGCTCCGCAGGAAGCTGCGAAGTATCCTTCCGATGCCCAGCGCATGAAGATACATCTCCTTCTGCTAGTTTGAACACTGATAATAACTTGTGGTGTTGTCATGCTGCTAACTGTGGTGCGAAGGGAGACATAGCAACTCTCATAGCTCTGATCACAAACACAGAGCGATCAGTTGTTGTGTATGATCTTTGCGACAGATACGACATAGAGATTGTAAAGACGATCTCGCAAGCCCGAGTAGAGGAGTATCATGAGAAGCTGCTTTTAGACGACGGACCTCTGCGTCAGGCATTGAAAGATCGGGGTGTGCTGGAAGAAGATATCAGAAGATTCCGCTTGGGCATGTCGGGTCCGCGTATCACCATACCTGTGTATGACGACAAATCTAGATGCGTGAATATACGGAAATATCTGCCGGGTGCTCCAGGTAAAGAGAAGATGCGGAATGAACGGGGATACGGACAGCCTAGATTGTACAATCAGGAGGACTTGTCCTACAACACCATCTGGATTTGTGGTGGAGAGATGAAAGCGATTGTTGCTTCTCGCCTCTTGAATGCTCATGGTGTAGGTGCTGTTTCTGTTACAGGTAGTGAAGGATCTTGGGACGGACTCTTCTCCAAGAAGATGAAAGACAAGGTGGTCTATATTTGTTTCGATGTAGACTACGGAGGAAAGAAAGGTGCACGCGCTGTAGCAGCTCAGATCTATCATCACTGCCAGAAAGTCTTTATCGTAGATCTGCCACTAGACACAGAAAAGTACACTAAGGGAGACATAAATGATTGGGTGGCGATGGAGGGCGCGACGGATACAGATTTTCTAAGCGCACAAGAAACAGCTCTAGAGTGGAAGCCTGAAGAGCTAGATCTGAAGTTCGACGAGACCGCTGAGCCGGAAGATGTTTCTCTCACAGAAGTATCCCAGGCTTCTCGTGTAGGAAAGAAGCTGCGCACTGTAGGACAGATAGTGGCACTTGACAGCAATCCATACCTGGTGGCTAAGAGGGTTGCCTTGTCTTGCACCAGAGATCAGCCTAACTGTCATGAGTGCCCTGTATTGACGAAGGATCCAGATGACAAGGGTCTCGTAGAGATGGTCATCCATTCTACGAGCAGAGGCATCTTAGAAATGGTGAACACGTCTCGCAAAGCACAGAAGGATGCTGTACGAGAATCTTTAGGTATTCCTGTGTGTCGATCCGTGCGCATGGCTAATGTAAGGGAACACTACAATGTGTGGGACGTCAGATTGTCGCCCGAAGTATCTTTGGGCGCTGATGCCAGCGACCCAGTTGTACAGCCAGCGCTTGTGGTAGGAGATGCGCCAGAATCCAACGCGCTCTATCAGTTACAAGGTAGAACGTATCCTTCGCCATCGTCCCAACAATCTGTATTCATCTCAGATCGCACAGCCTTGACCGATGACAGCTTGTCTACCTTTCAACCAGATGACGAACAGTTAGAGGAATTATGTTTGTTTCAAGCGGGGCGATCAGAAGAATTAGTGGCCGAAAAGTTGCGAGAAATATACTCAGATCTATCGAGGAATGTCACGAGGATATTTCAAAGACAAGATCTACACCTCGCCATAGACTTGACCTATCATTCACCTTTGTTCATTCCCTTGTGGGGGCGAGTAGAGAAGGGATGGATCAATACTCTTATATGCGGAGATTCTTCTCAGGGGAAATCCGAAACGGCCATACGCTTGATGGGTCACTACGGACTAGGAGAACGAGTAGACTGTAAGAATGCTTCCGTAGCTGGCCTAGTGGGTGGCCTAGAGAATATAGGCAAGAGATGGTTTGTGGTGTGGGGCCTCATCCCTACGCACGATAAGAGACTAGTGGTCTTAGAAGAAGTCAAAGGTGCTCCTGTTGAGATCATAGGCAAGTTGACAGATATGAGATCTTCAGGCATAGCAGAAATACCTAAGATAGAAAGGCGAAAGACACATGCTCGTACGCGCTTGGTGTTCCTATCTAATCCGAGATCAGACAGGCCCTTATCGTCATATTCTTATGGTTGTGAAGTCATACGCGAACTTATGGGTTCTCTTGAAGACATACGTCGTTTTGACTTCGCCGTGCTGGTTTCATCAGAAGAGATAGATGATAAAGAGATCAAGAAGTCGTCAAGGAAACAGATTGGCGTACCTAAATTCTCTGCTGAACTTTGTCGCCGATTGGTGTTGTGGTCTTGGACACGCCACCATGAAGATATAGATTTTCTCGATGAGACAAGTGATGCAGTACTAGATGAAGCAGAAAAGTTGGTGCTTCAATTCTCTGACTCTATGCCTCTCCTAGACAAAGGCACGACTAAACATAAGTTGGCCCGAATGGCCGCTGCTCTAGCTGCTCGGCTGTTTTCTACAGATAATATGCACCGTCTTGTGGTTAGGCCAGAACACGTCAGATACGCTGTGACTTATCTGAGGAGTATGTATTCCTCAGATCACTTCGGATATGATGCGTATTCTGAAAGCGAACGCACTAGTTCTCTTCTTGGCGATGAGCAGGAGATAAAGCGGAAGATCACTTCTTTGTCGTATCCTTTAGATTTTGTACAGAGCATGCTCTGTACAAGTTCCATAGTGCCTTCTGATTTCTGTGATTGGTGCGATACGGACAGAGAAGAAGCACAAAGAATACAGTCTTTCTTTGTGCGCAAACGTGCTATTGTACGGAAGGGCCGCTCATATGTAAAGTCTCCTGCATTCATCGCATTGTTGAAGCGGCTAGAACAGAGCGATTCGTTGCGAAGCATGAGGCTGAAAGAACCAGAAGGAGAACCATTCTAATGGCCACCACTGAAGGGCTGCAAGAAATTCGTGCTTTCTGCCTGACACATCTTGAGAGCATGCTCGACGAATTCCACGATCGCAATGGATTTTCTGCTAAGAGGCTCGAACAACACGCACAATCTGGCAAGATCGAGTCGTCTGTCATCGATATGATTGATGACATATCCATCCGTCTGCGATACACTGCGCGCTTTATAGAAAGAATGGCCACAACGCAACAACGTAGAAAGGATGATCGTCTGTATAGATTGTACCTGATATCTGAAGAGTTCGCAGAAGTGTGCGAAGCTCTATCAGCAGGAGATGAAACAGATCTGTTGGATGGCCTCGTTGATCTTCTGTATGTTGTATTGGGATCTATCCGTACCTTCGATATGCCTATCGCTGCTTCTCTAGTAGAAGTTCATCGTGCCAATATGTCTAAGAAGCGCAGAGATCCTGTCGCTAATCCTCGCATGAGAGACAAAGGTGACTGGACACCCCCAAATCTCGCTCGAGTACTGCAAGAAGCTCGCGGATCAAGATAACAGCAACGGAGAATAGAAGTGAGCAACAGCATACGCTGCGCGCCCGATGAATACGTGCTGATTCAACGAAGGATAGAAAATCTCTACCGAGAATTGAACATGGGCGACTACGACAGGGCCGATGCGTGTATCTGTGGCGTGCATGTGCGTGTGTGGCGCACCCGCATAAATTGCCGAAAACAGACCCATCTGGGCTACAGGCTCCCGTGGGAAAACCACTACACAATCCTAGGAAAGCGGAGACTTGTGGAATGGCTTTATCAACGGAAGAACGTTGACTATTCTGGCAATGGCATACCCTCAGGCGAACATAACAAGGAGGCAATGGCATGACCCTGGTCTATTCGATCCGATGTGCCAACGACGATGATTATGTTCTTGCTCGTGGAAACATCATGGAGTTTCAGGAGGAAGATCCATGATCTATATCTACATGCTTGTCGTCTGCGGTCCCGTCTTCTGGTTGGGCTGGCATTTCGGCTGGAACCGTGGCTTCAACTCATGCAGCGATATCTATCGGTCGTACGTCGGACGATTCTCGCCTTCCATCTACGATCTTACTCTGCGCGACACTGACGAACAATCAGGAAGGCGCCGCTGTCAACTATGCGGAGGGAGCGGATTCATGGTTGTATCCAGAGAGAGCCGTCTATGCGGGCCTGGTTTGATCGCGAAAACATGTTCAGCCTGCCGAGGTACGGGAGTCTCATCATTATCAAACACACCATAAAGAAGGAAAGACCATGGTCCTAGCCACTGCCGCACTGCTCGCCATATTCAACACCATCGACCTCAACGGAGACGGTCGCATCGATGGGGGTGATCTCTCCATGATCCTCAGCGCGTGGGGCGGGGGAATCGCGACGACGGATCTCAACGGCGACGGCCACACCGACGGCGGAGACCTGAGCACGGTTCTAAATCACTTCGGAGAGCACCTGGTCTTGAGCACGGCCGACGGAGCGTGGTGGATCGTTGGGGCGGGTGCAAAGCGAGAGCCGTCTCCGTTCGTGGGATGCATGCGCTGGATGGCGCGGCACGACGTTGATCCTCCCCCGATCACCTACCTCGTCATCGACGTTTACCCACTGCCGACCATCGCCGGTCGGCAGTTCTGGCGACGGTCGCTGCGCGACGTGACCTATGACCCTCCACCGGCCGTGTGGGCGGACAGCATCGACGAAAGGACAACGTCATGAACATCTTTGTGTATATCGCGAATCGGAGTCGTGTGCCTGAAGACTCTCCATGGAGAGGATACAGAAAGGATCTAGGCTCAGAAGTCTTAGATGGTCGCGTCCTCTTTGTGTCAGAAGGAGACGGCAAGTTCCCCAAGTTCAATGCAGAAGGTGAGCCAGTCAACGGAGGAAGCCCTGTATTCACCTCCTTTTCAGATCAATCTGCGAGATTCAGAAAAGACATAGCACGATCTGTGCGAGAAAATGCGCCTGGTGGAGAAATCGTGGAGCACTGTGTCTTAGACTATGAATCTTATCGCCCAGGACTCGATGCCACTGCGGCTGTGTACGCACGGGATATGATTGATCGTATAAGCAATCCCCATAATTCTGACGTGTTGTCTAGAGTGCAGGATCTATTCAGCATGAACGATGGCAATGTTGCAGCCTTCATGAGTATTTGGGAAACAGCGGTTCTT